GCGACCAGTTGAACTTGCCCCAGATATGCTCCGGCATCCAGTCAAGCCAGGTCTTGATCGTCGTAGTCTTAAGCTGCGGGTTGGTATTGCGGATGATTGCCCAGCGCGTCTTGCGTATCCCGCTCTCGTCAGGCTCCTGCTGCATCGAACGACGCATCACCTCAATACAACAAGCAACGCTCTTACCGCTGCCAACAGGGCCGCGTAGCCCACGAAAGAAGCTATCACCCCGCATGAATGCCTTGAGCGTATCGCCCGCAGGCTTGTAATCAAGAGCCGCCACTAACTCACCCCCGCCGCTATCCCAGCCTTCAACGTATCCTCAATCACATCCTCAGCAAAACTATCAATCAACTTGTCCGCCTCATACGCAGTAAGACGGTCCGCAGGGTAATGACGTAAGTGAACCCGCAACACAATCTCCCGTAACCTACGGCGATCCTCACTCGATAACAAATTGCTAACCGACAACGGCCCTCTCCTTAATTCATGTTCGGCGGGTTGACCGCGAAGCCGGCCATCAACGACCCTCCCTAAGATCGGCTCTGTCCCGCCATGGCCGACCCTTGTAGCCCACATGCTTGCGCACTTCATCAAGTATGCCTATCTGTTCGGAGGTGTAGACTTTGTCATTCCACCGCTTGTCCCATTGGTCGAAAGTGTACCCTCGGAATACGCCGGGGGCTCCTGTGGCGTCGAACCACTGTTGGTAGGGGCGTTTCTCACCCCGGTCTTTTTTGTCGCTCTGGTGCCGCTTCTTCATCCATTCAGGGTCAAGTGACTTCGTGAATTTCTCATAAAGCCGCTTCAGACGCGGGTCTGTCTTGACACCCCAATGCGATGTCCAGTCAGCCAGTACGTCAGACTCTTTAGTCGCCGGGTCAAACACTTGTATCCCAGGCGTGCCGAAGGGTAGCTCGGGAGGGCGCGGGTTTTCAGGCGAACCGGGCTCAGTCTTATCAAAAAACTCAAGCACACCCCTGTCCTCATCCGGTGTGACAACAAACCCCATGGGAACACCTCTTAAGATGGGGTATGTTTTTTGCGCGCGGTCCCACAGTGTGGAGGGATGCTTGGAGTTTTCGACTAGGCTTTGCCCTGCTAATTGCCCTGCTAATTGCCCTGCGCGCTGCCCTAACACACGGCCAGTCGGTTCAATTGCCGGCTTTATCGTGGAGGTGTTGCGGTGACGGGGATCAACAGATGCCGGTTTCTGAACTGGCCTAGCTTGCAACGAACTCTTAGCTACCTGATTCAACGATACACACACAACGGTTCTCTCCTTAAATCACACAGAGCTATCCGAAGCTGAAACATTTCTGAGGAGGTGTCGAGCTTTTTAGAGCTATAATTCGTGTGAGGGACCCCCTCGCTAGGCAATGTCTCTGGTTTTAGACCCCCCCTACCCTCACGACAGGTCTATGCTAACAGAGACATCGCCTGCAATTCTGTGGTCTACTCTTTCGGTTGGTCTTAACCCAGCCCTATCTAGTACATCCTGTGTTGCCTGAAGAGATACATACTCCGATCTAGCATTCATGAGCTCACGGAGACGTTGGGTTGCTTTAGGGGCATCACTTACGAACCCTTCAGCGCACCGTTCTAGGATGGCGTGCAGCACATGAGGTTTCCTCATCAATCCATAGGCTTGGACACGGGCTGTATCTGGCGAATACCCTGCATGGATTGCTGCTGCTTCACGCTCACCCCCATTGGTTACATATTCATCAATGAAGGCTTGCTGCATATCGGTTAGCGGTTGCTTGGATTTCAGGGCTGGTAGCATTGTATCACCTGTTGTGAAACATCATTGAAGGAGCACGCGCGCGAGCCTTCGCACCACTATATATGCCTGTCAATGGACTATTCGCAAGCCGTTGTACGTCCAAGGGAAAGCTGAGCTCGCTATCGCTCGCGCGCATTGGTGGTCTTACCATTCCGGCCATTCAAGTGGTTCGCCTCTCACCCCTCCACCTCTCGCCCAGCCTCCGCTCTCCCCGCGCGCCGCTCCCCCTCCACCAGAATAACCAGCCCCGGCTACGACAACACCCAGCGCCACCGCTCCTTGCCTCACTCATGCTCAGCCGAATCAACCACTGCTGATTGGAACTGCCGTCTCGGCCCCCCAAGCCCCGCCGGTCACCGCTCCGTAGGCACCTTCCGCTACACCGAGTGCTGCCCCTCGCACCACCATTTGAAGATTGCTTGTCTTCATCCACGATCTGGTCCGCCTTGACTAACGCTAGCTCGGCAAGCAGCCATCACGCTATCATCGCTTCGGCCATAACTTCTCTGCTCCAATGCTTGTCAAGGCGAGTGATCTACCATTCCAAAATCTGCCGATTGAGCGGGCACATATCAAGAGGGCGCACCCTTCTGAATGAAAGAGAGTGTTGATTTCTCAGTGTGCTCGCTACATTCTTCGTCCCATATATACCTGTTCTACGGTCCGAAGAAAAGACTCCGGAAGCCTACTTGGAAAGCGTATTTCCGAGCTGTTTGTCACTGTGGTCATGTGTGTCATTCCCCTGTGCACCAGAGGTACCGCCCCCTCCGATGATCGGCGTATCAGAACCTCAAGGGGCTGCGAACACCAGGGCTCTCTCATGACTCGAGCTGTGCTTTAGCAATATCTTTCATGCTGGATGGCTGTGGTAGCACAGGGGTGTTCTTGGGCTTCGCCTTCGCAACCCACGCAAGAGCTCAAGGGGGTTGCCGAACGCCCTTGAGAACCTGCTTCTTGCTCATCTTGTCGAGGGGACGGTCCCTCCGGCACACAGGAGAATGACCATGACCACTAACAAACAGCTCGAAAATACACTTTCCAAGTATGCTGAGTTTTTTTACGAACCGGAACAGGTATGGGACGAAGAGCGCAGCGAGCATATCGAAATCAACGCTCTCTCTTTCATTCAGAAGGGTGTGCTTAATGATATGTGCTACTCGCTCAATCGGCAGATTGAATGGCAGATCCCTCGCGTCGACAAGCAGCGCAGAGAAGTTATGGCCAAATCTCGCCAGCATGATGGCACAGAGCTTGCCGAGCTGGCCTTAGCCAAGGCGAACCATTGGATGAAGCGTTACAATCTCCAAATAGCGGCGCTCGAAACAGCACTCGGCATAGCGAAAGCCACCTACGAAGCAGCGACCGGCGAACCTTGGAAGACCAAGAAGTCAGCTCCAATCAAGGTTGATCCGGCTCACATGACCGAGGCTCAGAAAGAAGCAGCGGCCCTGGGTATTATCACAGCCGAAGCTGGCTATTCCGGCGGAGTTGAAGCAGCTCACGAAGAGAACGTCGGCTGAACGAAAGGTGGGGGGTGAAAGCCTCCCACTTTTTTGCCTCATTCGCGACAGATTTGACGGTACCCAAAGGTCTGCACTGGTAGACCGACGGCGCTACACACGATGCCCACTCCCCGCACTCCCTCACTCCCCTCCATCCAAGGGAGGGCGGCCAACCCGGACCCGGTTCGCGGCTGACGGGGCCAGTGCAACCAACTCCGATTGCACTCGCTCAAACTAAATTAAATAAAATGAAATCAAATGAAAAGGAATTACGCATGAAGCTACTGATCACGGAGTTCATTTGGCCTGTATGTGTGCTGCTTGTATGCCTGCTTACCGTATGGACTGGCATCATCATGTTCGTGCCCGATGATCGACTGATCGGGTATGGCTGCGGGCCTGCTGGCGTCACCATGACCGCCAATGAAGAGGATGAGTTCCCAATCTGTGATGCAATTGAAAAGAAATAAAACGGGAGGAAGCCAAGCTCATGCCGCCCGCTCTGCGTGAGGCGGCATTCGCTTCGGCTCCACCCGTGGATGGGAAATAAAACACTGGACTTAATTGCTGCGCTCATGCAGTATGCAACCACCAACAGGAGAGAGACTATGACGATCACTACCGAGAAGATGATCCGCGTGGGTCATAACCACAATGCGATCCTGCTCGAAGTTACATCTGAGAATATGGAAGCAGCCCTGCAAATTACCGCAGGCAGTAGCGCCAGCAACCGGTACTCGCATAACATCGGCACGATCTATGTTATGAATGACCAGGACCTCCCAATTATTATTGAGACAGTCAATATGTTCGACGGCACCCCCAAGGAACTGGATGAATTTATTGAAGAAGAAGAAAAAGCTGAAGCTCATGCGGTACAGGATGTACTAAATAGGGCTGAGGAAATAGGAGCTTTACTGGCCAACGAAGCTACTAAAGCTGCTTGAGGAAGGTCTATGCCAATCGTTACTTATCTTGAACAACTTCGCATCCTCTCGTATTTTGTGGGGCGAATCAGCAAGGCAGACGCAGAGGTCACGCTTCGGCGTGCCTTTGCTACTGCTGGGATCCCAAGCTCTACCTATTACCGGGCGATCCACGGCGCGGAACTAAAGAGTGACACAGCCCTGCAAGTTGCGACTATCCTCCGCCACCAATTGACGAAGGACTTCAGCATTGGACGAGATAAAAGCCCGCCCGAGACAGCACTCACATCCGCCTAGTCAGGCTGAGCAAGAGCATTACGCTGATCTTATTGCTGGCTTACGCTTAGCGCGACAAGCCAGAGGCTACAGCCAAGCCAACCTCGAACATCGTATTGGCGTGAGCGAAGGGCTGGTCGCCAAGTGGGAAACCCAAGCACGATTGCCCGGTGCTTTCTTACTCATGTGCTGGTGCTGCGCTCTTGGTGTGCGCCTAACTTTAGAGAAGGAACCAAATGCGTGACCAAAGAACCAAGCCAGCCCCGCGAAGCTATCAATGTGAAGAGTGTAAAGCGGAAGCGAACTGGTCTTTCGATCACGGGAAAACCTTCTGGTGCAGAGAGCACAAAGCCAAGGGTAAGACTATCAAAGAAAGCCAGCAAATATAGAAACAAGGGTGTCCGCATTGACGATCATTACTTCCACTCTACTGCCGAGAGCGTGCGCTATGTACAGCTCAAGCAATTGGTAGCTGATGGAGTGATTGAAGATCTAGAACTTCAACCGCAATTCCCTATTATTGTTAACAACATACGCTGCACTAAATACATTGCCGACTTCCGCTATCGTGTGATCGATGAGCGAGGGGCCACGATCCGAGTGGTGGTCGAGGACGTGAAGGGTTTCGTCACGGACATATACAAACTGAAGAAGCAGTTTGTTCATGCTGCTTATGACTTTGAAATCCAAGAAATACCGGGCCGCAAAATATTGGAGTGGGCTGGTAGGCCAGCATGAGGAGATAGATAATGACGCATGAAGAACTACAGGATACACTCGCCGCGCATAAGCTATGGCTGGCCCGCGAGGGCGGCAAGCGCGCAGACCTGAGCAACGCAGACCTGACCTACGCAGACTTGCGCCGCGCGAATCTGTACCGTGCGAACCTGTACGGCGCGAACCTACGCCGCGCGAACCTGACCAACGCAGACCTGACCGACGCGAGCTTGATCGGCGCAGTCCTAAACCACGCAGACCTGACCGACGCGAGCCTGACCCGCGCAGACCTGTACCGTGCGAACCTACACCGCGCGAACCTGACCAACGCGAGCCTGTACGGCGCAGACCTGTACGGCGCGGTCCTGACCAACGCGGTCCTGACCAACGCGGTCCTGACCAACGCGAGCCTGTACCGCGCAGACCTGACCGGCGCAAACCTGACCGGCACAAACCTGACCAGCCCAAGGCGCAAGCAATAGCTGCCTAGCGCCTAGCGGCCGCGCACCCATACGGTATTAGGCCAGCATAATAAGAGGGGAGCCCATGTCTATCACTGCAATTAAATGGGCATTCGCCCAGCGAAACATATCGCCACCAGCCAAGTTCGTATTGGTTGCGCTGGCTGATCATCACAATGCCCAGTCAGATCAATGCTGGCCTAGTGTCGCCCGTATCGTGGAGCATACCAACTATGCAACACGCACAATTTTTAACGCCGTCGATGAGCTCACCGCTGCTGGGCTAGTGATGCAAACGCCGCGCCCCGGAACATCTAATCTATATCGATTGGCTATGGGTGAGGTATGCATCTCTAACACACCCCCTATGCAGGAGGTGCATACCACCCCTGCAACAGATGCACAGGAGGTATGCACGCCGTGCATACAAACCGTAAAGAACCATAAAGGAACTGTTACTGAACCAAGAGCGCACGCGAAAAAGCTGCCTGCTGATTGGGAGCCAACGCCGAAGCTGTTGGAATGGGCAAAGGAGAGAGCACCCCATGTCGATACCGCCACCGAAACAGAGAAGTTCATCAACTATTTCCTCAACGGACCAGCCCGCCTTTCCTGGGAAGGAAGTTGGCGCAACTGGATCATTAGAGCCGTCGAAGGCTACGGCCACAAAACTAAGCGACAAACCACCCGCATGGATGGGCAGCGCAGCAGGAATAATCAGCTTATCGACGAGGCTTTGGCTCGCAGAAAACAAGAAACTAATGGTCGACGAGCTGATGATCCGCCACAACTCCGCCTCATTACAGGCAGCACGCCGATCACTTGAACGAACTATCAACCGTTTTGATGAGTTTATTCAGCCAGTTACCGAAGTTGAGATACTCGAAACACTGCGTGCATTAGCTGCTACCTTCCAGCTTACAGTGCCGGATGCGGTTGGGTTGGAATTATATGTGGCCGCACTGCGCACAATTCCGCGTCCCGTTTTTGTTGAGGCACGCAAGCAACTCGTGCTTCACCACAAATATGCAAAGCTACCTTACCCAGCAGATTTTGTAATTGCTGGTGCATTTGAAGCAAGCTGCATCAGTGCGGTAGACACGGTGCTGCGTACTAACCTTAGACGTGTAGAGCAAACACTCTATTTATTGCGCGAAGGAATGTATTAACTTGCACATAGCTGCATTAGCGCAGTAACTTACCTAACAGGAGAGAGAAATATGACTGACCTCAATATAATTCGTGCTGATCGGCACACTGGTATCGGATCAAGCGATGCTAAGCGCATCGTCGATGGCGATTGGCTTGCCCTTTACAATGAAAAGACAGGGATCACTCAGTCTGATGATCTAAGCGATGTGTTCCGCGTGCAGCTTGGTATCTACACTGAACAGTTCCACCTTGAATGGCTCGCGAAACGTGATGGTTTCCCGCTTGAGTTTGTTAATGAGCGTAAGCACCACCCCGATTTCGCCTTCATGTTCTGTCACCTTGACGGCTGGCGTACTGATCAAGACACCTTCATCGAAGTGAAGCACAGCAACAGCCGCGCCACCGTGCGGGACAAGGCCGTCTATTACATGGCCCAATTGCAGCACGCTATCGCCATCACTGGCGTCGAGCGCTGCTACTTCTCCGTGATCGCAGGCAATGACGAGCCTGAAATGGCTCTGATCATGCGCAATAACGAGTACATCGAACGGATGATCAATCTTGAATCCTCGTTCTGGTGGCACGTTAGCAGCCAGATACCGCCAGAGATCACTCCTAAGGGCGAACAGGCCAGGTTGGTAGAGGTTGGTAAGCAAACTCCCATCGACGGGCTGAGGGCGTACGACATGGGCACCAGCAATGCATGGGCGGAGCAGGCTGCTGAGTACACTAGCACGGTTGAAGCTGCGGCACGGCATGAGGTGGCAAAGAAGGAACTCAAAGCTCTGGTGCCGGATGATGCGAGTGAGGCCAAAGGCCACGGCATCACAATAAAAAAAGATCGCCGTGGTTCCTTAAGATTTTACATCAAAGAGACCTGATCGCTACCCACCAAAAAGGAGATTTACCAATGACCATGAAACGCTCCGATATTATAGAACTCATTGACCGCATTACTGACTATGATGCGAGCACCGTGATCATCCATCGCGATGGGACAATCAGCGCAATACTAGATGCCGACAAAACTTTCGCTGGCCCCCATAAAATGCGCACCCTTGTTTGCTTCATCGAAGATCTCCCAGCACTGCCATTTACGAAGAAACTTGTCAGCACGAATTATATTGAGGTCAGTCATAGTGCATAGCTTCGGGCAAGGCATCGACGGAATTAGACGAGGCTTAAAAAAGGAGAGAGATATGTCCGATCTATTGAAACAAATGTTCGCTGACTTGTTCGATGACAGGTCAGCCTATCCCGAAGAACCAGGCTACCAGCGCACCGACACATCGAAGCAAGCTGCGGAAGATATGAAGGGGAAGGTCAATGGCTTGCGCTCATGGGTGCTGAATGCACTGCGCACTGCACCAATGACCACGTTTGAGATAACAATCGCAACGGGGAAATCATATCGATCAATCCAGCCGCGCACTTCTGAGCTGCGGGCCATGGATCTGATTGAGGACAGCGGGCTACGCCGCATAGATCCCGAGACCGGCAAGAACACAATCGTATGGAGAGTGAAATGAATAAGACAAACGAATCATCGCCGCTGAATATCCATCAGCGCCTGCTCGAAGTGATGAACGTCGTCACTTATATCCAGAAGGAGAAGAAGCAGGGCATGAACTATTCTATCGTCAGTCACGACAAGGTGACTGCGAAGGTACGCCCCGCCCTTATAGGCGCTGGCATTACATACTACCCTGTCCACATCACCGCTACTCAAGAAGGCAACCGTAGCCAGTGCATTATGGTTACTCGCTTCACGAACGCCGATGATCCGACTGACTTCATCGACGTGCATAGCTTCGGGCAAGGCATCGACACCCAAGATAAGGGACCAGGCAAAGCACAAAGCTATGCGGTCAAATATGCCTTGCTCAAAGTGCTGGGCCTTGAGACAGGCGACGACCCCGATCTTGATCAGCAAGTAGAATACAGTTCCCCGCTTCTTATCGTCCTTAAAGAATTCGAGCAGGGCATTAGCAAGGCCAAGGATACTATCGAGCTCGACGATTTGCGCGAGGAGTATGCCGATCACTTGGCCGTCGCTGCTACTACCCACCCTGCGCTAGTTGCATCTGTCAAACAGAAATGGTCGGCTAAAACCAGGGGGCTCGATGCTGCAAAGGGTACATTTAGCGGCCCAGTTACCAAGTAATATCTGCCACTTCAACAATCACCGATGATGGTGACAACAAGGAAACTATCATGCTTACAATGCAAATTATCGGCAACATGGGGAAGGACCCCGAAGAGAAAACTGTTGGGCAAGGCACCCGCCTGTGCAACTTTAGCCTTGCCAGCAACAAGAAGATCAAAGGCGTGAAGACCACAACATGGGTGAACGTCACCGTGTTCGACCCGCACAAGATCGACTTCGTTATGCGCTACTGTACCAAAGGAACCAAGCTGTTCATCGAAGGTGAACCGCAAGCCCGCGCATGGATGAAAGATGGCGAGGCGAATAGCTCGCTCGACTGCACTCTTAGCTTCGGATCGAAGATTGAGATATGTTCAAGCGATAATGCTGGCGATGACACCGGACAGCGTGAAGTGACAAAAGCTGTAGCCAAGGCTGAGCCTTCCGATGTTATGGATGATGACATTCCCGGCTGGGATTAACCAGCAAGCCGCTAGGGGTCTGGCATCACCCGCCAGCAAGCCATAACCCGCGCAATCGCGCACCTATCAGGAGAATGAAAATGGTAAAAGATGATTTCAGGGAGCCCGTATTCGTCCGCATCGACGACAAGGTCATCACCGTGGCGCGCGTGATCGTTTTCCAACCGAACACCGAGCATGAGTGCGTGCGCTTCAGCCTCAGTAGCAGGGAGGACCGCATCCTTATCGATCCAACCGACATCGACAAGATTGTGGCCGCGCTCAAGCATGATATGGCTAGGGCGGAGTGATCGGGTGCAGCCTGACCCCATTGGAGCAGACCGGCTCATGTCTGCCACCTTATTAACAGGAGAGAGTTATGAAGGACGTATACCAAACTATCACTGACCACATAATCAACAGCGTTGACGAGGCTGGCGCATGGAAACCATGCTGGCACGGCATGACTTCGGGACACCCGACCAATGTAGTGAGCGACCACGCTTATCGGGGCGTCAACATACTAACGTGCTGGGTAGCGCAAATGATCCACGACTACCCAACCCAGCAATGGGCCAGCTACAAGCAATGGGCCAGCATTGGCGGACAGGTAAAGCAGGGCGAGAAAGCCACACCCATCCTGTTCTACTCGCAAGCCAAGAGCGAGAGCCCTGACAAAGAGGGCCGTATGTTTGCCAAGAGCAGTCATGTATTCAATGCCGCCCAGGTTGAAGGTGCAATGATACCAGGCGCAGACGCACCCCCGCGCGCACCACTAGAAATTATAACGAGCATCCAAGCATGGCTGGAGCTGATGAAGGAGAGCGCCGCTATCCAGCATTCAGACGAGGGCCGTGCTTATTACCGGCCATCGACTGACAGCATCATGCTCCCACACTTCGACAAGTTCGTCGACGCGGAGCACTACTACAGCGTAGCATTCCACGAACTGACCCACTGGACCGGTGCAAAGCACCGCCTTGACCGTGAGTTTCGCCATGAGAAAGCCGACTATGCCAAGGAGGAATTGGTGGCCGAGCTGGGGGCTGCATTCCTTGCTGCCGACTTCGGCATTGAAGCCATAACCCGCGACGATCACACCAGTTATATCGCATCATGGCTGAAGGCACTGAAGAATGACAAGCGCCTGATCGTACGAGCCGCATCACTGGCATCCAAGGCCACTGATTTCCTGCACTATGCTGTCAAAGAGACAGCTTCATTGAGAGAGGCAGCATAATGCGTGACGACCCCACCCTGCGAGATGACGCTCGCGAGATACTCAAGCCCGGACGCTACCCGCCGAATACGTACAGCTACAGTGTAGACGAGTGGCGCGCTGCTGCCCGCCTAGCGCTCTATGAGGGCGACACCAGCGAGCTGGCGCTTATGCTGGACGATGACGCCACCGAGCCATGGCTGGACCTCGCCGAACAGGTGAGCCGTGCCAAGCAAGACATGGGGGCCGCACGCTGGGCTCAGCTCGACCGGGAGTGGTGGCTATGACCCGCGCCACCCTGATCCTGCTATTCTTCTGCGCGCTTTGGTGCACCGAGCGGATCGCCAGCGGACTACTACAATTTAATGCAGGGAGCTTTTAACGTGACACAAGACGAGCCATGGCCAGCGTGGTGCAAGCTCAAGTACGGCGACGCCGCTCATGTGCGTCAGAAGCACCCCAGCTCGCCCAGATTTCCGGGATACGTCATCGGCTGGTATCAGCGCCTAGGCCTAGATGGCCACCAAGGCTACATCTTGGAGCATAATCGCGATTCTATCACGCACGTCTACCCAGAAAGCGTCGTGGTCGCAGGCATACAGGAGCCAAAACTATGAGAAGCACTCAAAAGTATGGTCCGACAAAAGAAATCAATCTTTTTGTCAACGATGACAAGGACATGATAGCCACCCGGCGCGGAACCGAGATGCTGCGTCAAGCGCTGGTCAGGGAACACGCGGCGCGGGTGGCTGAGCTACTTCGCAATCAGAAGAAGGAATAGGCGGAAACCATAACTATCAAAAATGGAGCAGTGACATGGACGGTATTCTTCTCATCGTACTCGGCATCAGCCTCGTCGCCAACTTGGTGATGTCAAACAGTCTCCGCGACTGTAAGCCAAAGCGAGACCGGAATGGCCGCTTCATAAAAAAGAAAGAATAGACCATGCAAGTGAGTTATGAACTGAGAACGCACAGCAACGCTAGAGTATTTTGTTACGAGAGCCTGCACCGCGCCCAGGAGGAGCGTCTCAAGGCTGAGAAGCGTGTTGGCGTGAAGATGCAGATTGTTAAGATTACGCAGATGGAAGAGGTCCTCGATCATTGAAGGATGTTTCATGAAATATGACCGCACTGAGGATAGTGAAATCATTGACAGCGCTCTTGATACGCTGGACTGGCAGCGCCGCGAGATCGACCGCCTGACCGCCGAACTGGCCGAAGCTGTGGAGCGCATCGAAGCACAGGCTGCTGAGACGGCGCGGTTGCGTGCAGCCAAGCTAGCGTGTGAGCGGATGTTGCACCGAGCGCTCAAAACACCGGAGGAAGAAGCATGAGCATCGACCGTAAGCTGCCGCTAGGCACGATCTTCCCTCCGGTGCCTACCATCTCTGTCGCGCCTGATTATGTGCAGGAGCAGGTCCACCTATGGATCGGCAGAGCCGAGCAGGACATACGCGCCGCCGAGCGCGACAAGATCGCGGCATGGCTGCGCGGCATGGACGAGAGTACAGCCACCACACTAGCTAACTGGCTCGATGAGGGGATGGTGCCATGCACCCGTTAAATAAAATTGCAGAACAAGTTCGGTTTTTCGTCGCAGAGCTTGAGGCTGGAGAAACTATTGATCCTCATGACTTAAACATGATCGCAAGGCGCATCGACGCTCAGGTGGAGATATTAGCTTTCGAAGCTAAGCCTGAAGGGCGGCCATAAAAGGCTAATGATTATCGCCGCAGTCATACTCGCCGCCGCGCTCATTCAGCCAATTGCACACGCGCACAGCAGCAGCCCGGATTCTCATCGCGTGAATCTCAACCGCCGCATTGTATTCCGCAGCAGCAACTGCGCTCGTGACAATCTCAGGGCCGGGGATAGGCTTTGCCTCGGTAGCCGCCTCAACATCAATGGCAGGCGGCAGGGAGTGGACTGACATTGGCTGCCCGCAAGCGGCCACAGCCCAAAGCAACGGAAGCAGCATCAGGCACCGAGTCCGGCGAGGCATTGATCGAATCAACAAGGGCATCTTCAAATTCCTCTAGACTGTCTGCATCTTCGAGCCGTGCCTTGGCTGCCAGAGCATCTGCCTCACGGTCCTTCTGCGCCTCTTCCAGCGCCTTCGCGGCATACTCGGCCCTCATCTGGCTTTTGCCGTCTGAACAGCCCTTAACGTAGCTTAACGCGACCGCAGCGGCTATAATGGCGATCCACTTCCACTTGCCGCCGAGAAAGCCAGTAGCCTTGGCAATCAAGGCAGCTCCAATCATCATCCCTACCCCTTAGCCTGAGGCTTAGTCCGCAGCCACCACATCGCGAGGATCATGCCGATGCCGGTCAGCTTCTGCGCTGGATCGGGAAGGTAGGTGAGCAGTTCTGCCCACTCGGCGGGGAAGACCTCTTTGAAGGTGAGTA